CGGTGTCCTTCTTGCCGATGGTGATCTTGGTGTAGCCCCAGATGCCCATGTAGCGGAGCGGCAGCACGCCGCTCCAGTAACCAGGCCCAGAAGGACCGAACAGCCATCCTGTGCCGAGCACGCAGGTGCCGGCCAGCATGTCGAACGTGCCGGTCGGCGATACTAGCTCGAAAGCAACCAGTTGTGTGATAGCGTCATTGGGCAACAAGCCGTAACCAGCAGGTGGCCCAGGGGTGACATTAAAGATCTGCAGCGGTTGCAGGGAATTCGGATCCAGCTTGGCGATCCGCAACGGTTCGTAATTCCAGATCGGTATGTAGCTCTTCAGTTCGGTCTGTAGTGCGACATAGATGAAACCGCCCGGACAGGCAGCAATCGCCGAGGTGCCAACGGGACCGCTCAAAGCATTGCCGGGTTGGCCATCTGCGGTGCCGCTCATGCCGATGCCGGCCGCGTTATCCCAGATCTGTGCCCAGGTCTTCGATATCAGGCAGGTGCCGGAAATGATGTCGAACACTCGCACCGTGCTGTCGGATGTCAGCGTGGCAACGGTGAGGCGGGTCCAGTCGACAGTGACGCCATTGCCCCATAAGGTAAATCCGGTTGTCTGCGGATCAGTGGGCCACCGCACCAGATGCTTGACGATGACGATGTCGCTGATGTTCGATGACCACAGCGCGGTGACGTTGGGAAATCGCCCGCTGAAATGCGTCAGATCGGCGTTCTGGATCACCACGTAGGCAAGCCCGCGATACGCCGGGCAGCTGTCCGCCGGCGTCACGTGCTTCCACACCCAATTCTGCAGCAGAGGATCCGGCATCTGGTTTTCGGTGCCGTCGTGTTCTCGGATCACGATCTGGTATTTGGTGATCTCGTGCGGCACTCCGGACGTCATGTCGAGGAACAGGTTGCCGTCAGTCCACAGCTTCAGCAGGCGTGCTGGTCCCTCGCAGAACGCCAGTGCGCCTGACTGGATGTATTTGTAGGTTTTCTGGCCGAACCCCTTGCCACCACTGCCACCTGATTGCGTGACGATTTCGCTCTGCCAGATCATCGTCCCTGGCAAACGCACATTGCCGTAGATGATCGGGATCGGATGGCCGTACGACGAGCTCGCCAGCTGGTAGTCGGGAATCAGCGGCTTTTGCGAGCGGTTGAAAAGCAGCGAACCGATCAAGCCGCCGGCGAGGCCGCCGACCATCGCGCCGACCGGACCGAAGAGGGCCCCGCCGATAAGCCGGCCACCGATGGCGAACAGGGCGCCGCCCATTTGCTGGCCCATGGCTCAGTCCACCATGCCGGGGAAGGCGAACAAACCGATCAGCCGGATTTCACTGTGCGGCACCTGATCCCAGCATTCCTCCATGACGGCCGAGGGGAAGACGCGCGCGTGGATCAGGTGCACTCGATCACGCAGGAAGCTGAAAATCCCGGCGTGCCCTGGCAGTCGACGCTCAGCGAATATCCCGACTAGGCCAGGCCACTGGCTCATCGGGAGGGTCGGCGACATCGGCGTCAGGTACTGACCAAGCTTCTTGATGATCACGTGGTCGCTGTGCGGCCAGTCGCTGTAATCCTGTTCATCGATATGCGGCACCTCGAAATGCCGGCCGACCATGACCAGCAGGCCGAGGCAGTCGAGGCCCTGCAGCGAGCGACCCTTGCGATGGTACGGCACGTTGAGATAGCGCCGCGCCTCGGCAACTATGTCGTCGCGGGTCATGACGGCGTGTCCGGATAGCTCAGCACGGCATCCATGCCCGGCATGTCCGGCTCACTGCGGTTGTTCAGGATGTTGTTGAACCGAGTGCGGCAGGTGTCGCGTCGCTTGTCGCAGCTCGGGTAGTAGAGAAACCGGTCGCCGGCCTGGATCCCATACTTGGCTCCCAGCCAGAGGGTGACGGTACCACTGCCGGCGTCGTAGGCCTTCATCTCCATGGTGACGCCGTTGTTCTGGCCGGAGATCCAGGTCACCGCGGCGCCTGAGAAGATCGACGCCGTGAAATCCTGGATGACGATCGAGCCGAGTGTGTCGCCGGTCTTGATGATGCTGCCCGGTCCACCGCTCAAATTGGTCAGCACCGCGGTGTACTGCACCGGAAAGGTCACCGACATATTCGGGATGTGTACGGCGACCGCATTGATGATGGTCGCCTGGAACTGCGCCCAGGCATCCTTCAGCTTGGCATCGAAGAAGCAGATGAAGCCGATTTCGCCACCGGCGCCGTCGCTGATCGTCACATGCGTGTTGGCCGAGACGTTGCCGCGGAACTGCACGAACGCGCTGTTCGAGCTGGTGCCGCCGGCGGCCGGCACATTCAGACCAGGCGAGATGAAGGTATGCTGACTGATCGGCGTTGCGACAGCAGCCAGCCCGCGCCAATAGGGCATCGATTCCCAATGCACTGGATTGACGCCGTTGGTGTCGATGGTGATCGCACCGATCGTCGGATTCCAGGTCGGCTCCGATCCCGTGTTGCCGGCGTTCTGCGCCTGGAAGATCGCCACCAGCAGCGCATCGGTGCTTTGCGTGGCGGCCCGCACATAGGCACCCTGCTGGTAGACCGCGCCGGGTTGCCAGAGTGGCGGCACGATCGGCATGCCGCATTTCGCGTCACCGAGGTCGGCCCGGCATAGCGGCTGATAGGCATTGCCGAATTCCTGCACCAGCGCCTGGGTCAGGCCGCGCAGTTCCGCCTCGAAGGCGCCGACCGGCGAGCGGATGCACTGGCCGAGCCAGCCGCGCCGCAACCGGCAGATGCCCTGGCTGAGATTGGCCCAGTTGACCGCGAACAGGTAGATCGTCGCATAGTCATAGAGGCCGTTTTTCAGATCCTCTTCAACAATGCCGTCATCAGAGAAGTAGCCGAGCACGTCGAGGTTATCGACCTGGCCGGTGGACCCGGTTTGCACCGCAGAGCGCGAGAAGCCGACCGTCGACTTGTAGGTGACTCCGCTGACGACAAGGTCTTCATCGAAACTGGTGAAGGAGAACGGTGTGCCATCCACACGGATGATCTGCCAGCAAGTCGCAAGTGTCGTTACTGTTCCAGCAAGGTGTGACTTGAGAGAGGGGCTGATCGATTTCATGAAACCAGCGGTTGGGCCATGGCGCGACGCAGCGAGGCTAGGCGCTCGGCGACTGCTGCGGCGAATTTAGCCAGGGTCTCTATATCACCTTCCGCCTGTGTTGGCTGGGTGCGCGCAATGACCTCGGCAGCGATCTGCTCGAGGAGGTTGAGCGCATCAGCGAACCGGCCACCGGGTGTTTCGGAGACCATGAGGATGGAGCCGACCAACTGCGTGACGACGTATTGTTGCTGTCTGATCAGAATTTCTGACATACAAAGTCCTCAGGTAACATCACGGATTTCGACGATAGGTACAGCATTCCACGCATAGATTTCTGTCGTGGTTGTGGTGATTTTCATGTCGTCGGTGTCGAACCGCACCGGGACATCGAACTCAGAGTAGCCGGCGATCGAGCGCCCGGTGGTGCCTTTGATCGCGTTGCTCAGAGTGACGATGCCGGTGGTCAGGTCCAGCGTGTAGTCGGTTGTATAGGTCATCTGCACGCCGTTGTTGAAGAACTGGAAAGTACCAGCCACCGGCTTCTGGATCAGCCGGACATAGGCGTTGCCGCTGTCGCCATAGACTTTCTTCATCTGAAAGGTGGCAGTTGTGCCGTCGGTGGTGAACATGACGGGATAGCCGCCCATGTCGCCTGGCGTGTAGCGCCAGCGTGGTACTCGGTAATCGCCCCAGTCTTTGAAGCGGAAGCCGTACGCCTTGCCCTCGCGCGCATGGAAAAAGTCGAGCAGCTGCTCGATCTGCTCCTGGGTGCGCAAGCCGGTGGAGACCCGTGGGCCACCGGTAGCACCCTGGCTTATGCCCGCTGGGAACTGAATTTCATGAAATCCGGACATTGTTCAGTGCGTCGCGTTGCGCATGCTGGTGGTCTGCAGGTGAGCCGCTGCCTTGCTGTTGAGTTGCGACTGGCTGGCCTTGAAGCTCTCGGCGTTCGGCGTGGTGATGTTGAAGGTGATATTCGGGGCGCTGCCACCACCGTGCTGGGTAACCCCGAGCTTGCCATCAGCGCCGCGGCGCAATGGCATGATGGCTTCGTGGCCCGCCTCGCCCATCAGCCCGACCGCGCCGCCGGCAGCGAAGCGGAACATGGTCGGGCGGTCGATGATTTGGTTTTCGAAATGCGCCAGCGCCGCGCCGGGGAACACGCCGCCTTTGGCAAAGGTGCCATCGCCGGTGACCAGTCCGCCAGCGGTATTGCCGCTGTCGCCGAAGGAAAACCCGGGTGCCATCGTGTAGTTTCCCGGCGTCATGCTGGAGAGGTCACCGCTGCCACTGCTG